CACGGCTGAACCCGATAGCGGCCATTGACCGCTCAAGATACTGCGCCGCAGCGCCGGAGCGGATTTCGTCCTCCGGGACGGATACTTCTATTCTCATTGTCATTTCAGGATTTCCTTGTTTGTTGCGATTTTGCGGGTCAGGACAGTTTGCAGGGCCTCGTCAATGGACCCTTCCAAGGCAGCGACACGCACCCGCGGTTGGCGTGTCTGGCCGTGGTTCGTAATTCGCAATGCCGCCTGTGACATGTCCTTGGGCACGAAGCTGCTCTCTGCGAAAATGAGTTCTGCGGCGGCGCTCAGGTCGATGGCCTCGCCGCAGGCGATGATCTGGCCGATGAAGACCTTGGCCTCGCCGGTCTGAAAGGCGTCTTGTGCTTTTTGGCGGTTGTCTGGCGACGTAGAGCCGTCAACACGGACAACGCCATACGCAGAAAGCCCTTCCTCAAGGCGTGTCATCGTATCCTTGTGCCACGCCATAATAACGACCTTATCCAGCCCGCAGGCAAATTCGTCCTTCACGGCGTTTATGACGCCTTGGGCTTTGATCGATCCGGTGACGCGCCGCAGCGTTCCGAGCTGTATGTCCAGCCCGCGCGTCTCGCCCGTCTCCGCAGCGGCTAGAATGTCCTCGGCGTCCTCTATCTCGGCCTCGATCTTGCGCTTCTGCGCCGTCGTCAGCGTGATCGGCAGGATCTCATAGATCGGGGCCGTGATACCCACGTCGGCTTGCGTGCGGCGCAGCCAGAACCCGTCCAGCCGCTCCCGCAACTCGGCCAGGTTCTTTCCGCCGATGACGACCGTGATGGTGTTCCAGCGGCTCAGGCGCTTGGGCTTGGTGATGCAGTAGCGGGCCACGAAGTCGTCATAGGACGCAACGTCGTCAAGCCGGTCAGGGCAAAGCGCATTCATCATGGCCCACAGATCGTTCGGAGCGTTCGGGATCGGTGTGCCTGTCAGGCACCACACCTTATCGGCCCGCTCGGCCAGACCCCCGTACAGGGCTTGTGTGCGCTTCGCTTCAGGGTTTTTGGCGTAGTGGCTCTCGTCTACGATAAGCAAATCAAAGCGTTCTTGCGCCAAGCGATCAGAAATACTGCTTAAAGACGGCCAGCCTACAACCAGCCTGTCGGCGGTCAGGTGCTCTTTCGTCAGCGTGCTCTGCGCCACTGCGCAGGAAAGATCAAAGCGCGACCAGTCCGCAAAACCGCGACGCCACACCGGACGGCCAGAGGCCGTGGTGATAACGAGAATGCGCTGTGCGAGGATGTAGTCTGCGGCGATGATCGCTGCGCCGGTTTTTCCAACACGCGGCGCGTCTGCCAAAAGGGCGGTCTTGCGGTCTGCAAGAAACTTCGCGCCTTCGATTTGGTGTGGGAGTGGTATCATACGGCTTTCCTGCCTTGTCCTGTTCCGTCCGGTTCGTATGTCAGTCGTATTGCAGTTGTATGTTAGTTGTCAAGCGCCTTTCGTAGCTATTTCTCCGCCGCAGGCAAAATACCCAGCGCCGTCTATCCAGTTGTCGGGGTTGCTGGGGTTCGACCGAAGCCGCGCGATTTTGAGCAAAGACATCATCGCGGCTACGTCGGTGGCCGTGACCGTGTGGTTCAGGTAGACCGACCAGAACTCCGCAATAGTGTCGAAGTTGTTTTCCATATCGCCATGCGTGGCGGCGCGGTCCTTCGTCACATACTCCTTGGCCGTGTCCAGTATCTCAGCGCGTTTCATTCAAATATCCCCAAACTGAAGGTTTCCTGTTGCCGTCCGTACTCGGCCAGCAAGGCGGCCTCCGCGCGGTCGAGGTGTTTCTTCAAACGGAAGTCCGGCGCATTGGCAGGCCAGGTGTTTGTGGCCATAGCGCGCGCATCGTCCTTGCCACGTATCTTCATTGCGCGCTTCCACTTCTGCGGCGTCACAGGCACGAACTTGGCCCCGCAAGATTTCACCAGCGCCTCGCAGGCACCTGTGATACGGCCGAAATTAAAGGCGGCAGGCGCAGATTGATCTGTCTGTCCGCCGATCTGCTCGAAGTAGCAAACGTCGGGCTGCCACATCGCCAGCAAGTCGATAAGGGAATGCACGTCGAGTTCCGGCTTATCGGACTTGCCGCGCCGCACCATAAACACGGGCATGTCGGACACTACCAGGCCCTCGCTCGTGATAAGCGCCAGCGCGCCAAAGCCGCCAGGGTCTACGCCGAGGATTCGCAACGCTCAAGCTCCCTGTCAAACAACTCGTCGCAGCGCTGTGCGAGTCTGGTGCTGTCCGTGTGATGGTGGATGCACACGAGGTCGTCCAGCGCCTCTTCCACTTCGGGCGAGATGTCGTCCGGTTTTGTCAGTCGAATACGTTGTGCTGCGATCCAGAAAAGTCTCGTCTCATTTGCAAGCATTCGTCCCGCCCCTTTTCCTTGAAATATTTTGACATTGACAGCGGCGCACCATCGACCAGCTCTAGGGCCAGAAGCGATTTTGCGAGCCATAATGCGGGCATACTGTCCCGCGAGCGCCATTTACGCACCATGTCGTAGGATGGACTGTCCAAACCAGCACTCTCGAACAGAGCCAAAACCGGCTGCAAACCGGGGCCAATTTCAGTATCAAGAAACCTGTTGGCTGAGAAATCATCGGACATCATGTCCGTTTTGTCGGCCATAACTGACGTGATGTCAAGTAGGGTATTGCATACAGCGCAAAAATGACATACATTATATATCACATACATGGAGAGAACAGTCATGGTACGCAATAATAGAACACACATACCGGACGGTCCGTCCTATTCGGATATGAACATGGCCCCGAAACACCTGACGAAACAAGCCTTTGCGAAAAGGCTCTACAACCTGATGATGTCAAAAGGCTGGAATCAGTCCGAGCTGGCCCGACGCGCCGGATTACCGCGAGACAGCGTTTCGACATATATCAGGGCCAAGGTTATGCCTACGCCGTTAAGCGTGCAGAACCTCGCTGCGGCTTTAGGCGTGACGCCGGAAGACCTGATGCCGAACCACGTTGAGTCGGCTATCGAAGAGGACACGCCATCCCTTGAGATGAAAGTGAGTGTCAACGCGCCGTCTAAGGCATGGCTGCGCGTCAACAGGCTCGTTTCGCTGGCAACGGCGGCACGAGTGATCGACCTGATCGAATCAGAACACAGCAAAGAAGGAGAGCCGTCGTGAGCACAGTTTGGCGCAAGAGATTCTACGACGCCGGGGCCGAATTTTCGACCTCGCAAGCCGGTCTGCAAGAACTGACCGACACCGGCCACGCCTTATCCATCGCGCAGCAAACGGCCGAAGCGTTGGCCCGTTTGGTGGAAGAGCTGGAAGACGAAGGCCGGTTAGACACAACCCAAGTGCAGCGTGTGCTGGGCCTTTATAACTATGTCTCTGCTGCTGACGCAGAGTGAAGTGGCGCAGCGGCTTCGCTGCTCTGCCTCAAAGGTGAAGCGCCTCAGACTGTCTGGCGCGCTTCCCTACATACCCGGCCGTCCGGTGCTCGTGCCGGAGGCCGAACTGAACCGCTACCTGGAGGATAAACTATGTCACGCAAGACAGTCAGACGAGAGCAAGACGGGGTGTGGTATGAATTGCGCCCAGCCGCAAACGGCGTCTTCTACATCCATTGGAGCGAAAATCGCCGCTCAAAACGCCAGAGCACAGGCGCGAAAGAAGTGGGCGCAGCGAACGCTTTTCTCGAAGAGTGGCTGAGACTGGCCCGTTCGCAGACGAATCCGGCCGCTTTGACGTGCCGCGATCTGTGGGAAGCCAAATACGCCAATGACGAACGCGGCCGCTTTTCGTGGGCCAATATGGAGCCGGTCTTTGGCGACCTGCGGCCGATAGAGGCCACGCAAGAGCGCATTGACGCTTATATCGCAGATCGCATCGCAGGCCGCATCGGCAAAAAGCCCGCAGCGCCGTCCACGATCCGCCTGGAAATGAGCCTGCTCAGGGCCTCGTGGAACCACGCTGTGAAAAAGCGCCGCATCGCCACAACGGATCTGCCGATCCTCGATCCGCTGCCGGACGCCTCGCCGCCGCGCGACCGCTGGTTGAAAGACGACGAGGTAAAGCGCCTCTTTGCCGCAGCGAAAGGGAAGTACCGGATCGAGCTGTTCCTTTGGCTGGCCCTTGAGACGGCGGCACGGCGCACAGCCATTCTGGAGCTGCGTTGGGAACAAGTCGATTGGGAGACTGGCGTGATCCACTACTTGCCTGCCGGACAGGTGCAGACGAAGAAGCGCCGCGCCAGCGTGCCGATCTCTGCGGCGCTGCGGCCGGTCCTGCTGCGCGCCTATGAGGAACGCACCACGCCATATGTGATGGGCCGCCCAAGCCCGATTCGTGAAGCGTTGATCGCCACGGCCAAGGCAGCGGGCGTAGCGGGTGTCACGCCGCACGTCCTGCGCCACACTGCGGCAACTCGGATGGCGCGTGCCGGTGTGCCGCTGTGGCTGATCGCCAAGGTGCTCGGAAACACGGTTGAGCAGGTCGAGAATGTGTACGCTAAACATAGCCCCGAGATGTTGGTCAGCGCCGTTGAGGCGATTTCCGGTAAGCGCGCAGCTTGAGCACTTGTGCGCAAAATGGGCGCCATACATAACCTACAACGGCCAACATTGAACCGCAAAAACCCTTTACAGGCTTGGTCTTTTCGCTAACCTACAGAAAAGACAAACGCCGGACATACTACCCGGCTTACAGACCATCCAGCACAGGCCCCGCAGCTAAGTCGTTGCGGGGCCTTCGTTTTCTGCTCAATACGCATAGCTGACAGACACCGTTTTGCGCACTCTTTTGCGCACTTATCCGTACACATCGGCTAACCCGCCTGCACCGAACAGGGCTTGGCGGCGGCGCTTGGTCTGCTCGGCCTCTTCGTCTCTGCGGCTGCGCTGTGGTTGCTGCGGTATCATCGGGGCCGTGTCTGCGCCGCCCCCGAACAGTCCCGCCAGCCCCTGCGCAGGCACCGGCTCGCCCATACTCAGAGGCAGCGCGGCGGTTTGCGGGCTTGCGCCTGAGTGCGCGGCGAAGGTTGCGGGGTTGCTGGGTGTGAACGCTCCGCCTAGAAGCCCTGCGGCTTTCTGGCGGTGGTCGCCCATCTGACGCTCCCACTTATCCCGCACGGTTCCCCACGTCCCGCCCGCAGCAGTGTCCGAAGCGTTAAAGCGCCCAGGCGATCCAGCGTTGACTATCGAATAGGCATTGAGGCCGTCCATCCCCGGCTGCCAGCCACGGCTGCGGAAATACTGCGCTACGGCTCCGTCAGGCCCAAGCTGTGAGTTGAGAGGGTCGTTCCAGTCAACGCCATACTGCCGCGCTTGCGGCTCGCCAAATTGGATAAGCCCTTTGTGCTGGCCCCACTTAGTTGTCGGGCCGCGCTGCGTCGGATTGAACGTCCCGCCAGTCTCAAAACTGATGATCGTGGCCAAGTCCACCGGGTCCATCTGTAGTGAGTTGGCCGTCTGCACGATCAGGTCCGATAAAGGCATGACGGTTACTCCATAATCAGGTCTTCGAGGTCCGGCTCGTCCGCATCGTCGGTCAGCAGGTCATCCAGGAAGGCGGCGCGGTTTCCAAGGTGAATTTTGGCTGTTCGGGTCAGCGCCGCAATGTCCGCAGGGTTGCTCTCACGCAAGAGCGCGGAGGCCAAATCGGGGTGCAGCAGGGCCTTGTCCAGCAACTCTTGGAACTCGGCCCCGCGGCCCCGAAGCACTGCGCGGCGGGCGATGGTCGAACCGATGTTCAGCGCGAGGAACGGCAGGCCGACTTGCCCGCGAGCGTAGGCAAAGCCGCGAGAACCCAGCGTCTCTGTGGTCGGAAGAATCTCACTGCCTCGAAGCCCTTGCGGCGTGCCGGACGTGTTCGGGACACGGCCTGTGGTTCCGAAGTCCACGTTACGAAGGCTCTCCGCAATGGCGGTGAGGTTTTCCAGATGCTCCGGGTTGTCCTGATATAGCCGCTCGGCAACCGATCTGGTCGCAGGGTCGGACAGGAAGTTGTCAAGCTGCTGGAAGCGGAAAGGCTGATCGCCGCCAGGTGTGCGCGTAGACGCGCCGGAAGAGCGTGTGCGCCGTTCCATGAGCTGCCAGAAGGCCGCGCGTGCGCCTTCAGCCGCATTGGCGTCGTTGCCCACAAACTGCATAAGCTCATCGGCGGCGCGGGCCGGGTCGCGCGCGTTGACAACAGAGGCCATTGCAGCAGGAGCGCGTTCGTCACCGAAGGATAGATAGCGCGCAACGGCCGAAGCGCCGGGTTGGCCGTCAGGCCCGCCAAGTTCCCGCGTCAATGCGGACTGCGCGCCGCGCGCCTCGTCGGCTGACCGGCGCAGACCCGCTGCGGTGCCAAGCTCTTCGCGCAGTTGCGGGAATCGGTCGAACACTTGGCCGTACTGCTCCAGATACCGATTTAGGTTGTCCGGCTTTTTCAGCAGACCGCGTTCGCCCACGTCGGACAGGATCTGGTCGCGCAGCGCTTCGCGCACTTCGTCCAGGTTGTTGGGCGACACGTCCGAGAGGTTGCGCGGCCCGTCTGTGCGCGGTGCGTCAACGCCGCCACCCGTCCCTGTTCCGGGCATGATCGTCTCGCCGGATTCGCGCAGAAGGTTGTCCAGTTCTGAAGCCTGACCGCGATCAGGCTGAACGAAGCGAGGGGCCACGCGGCTGTCCGGCATTGCGGGACCGCCGCTTGGGCGATCCGCAAGAGCATCGGCGATTGCATTTCCGCGGCGGGTAAAGCGGTCGTTCAGATCACGCGACACCGACCGTGCAGAGGCCAGCGCCTCTGCCAGATCAGGCGCGGAATCCAGATAGGCGTCCAGCTCGTCAACAAACCGGCCTAGAATGCGCTGTTTGTTGAGGTTGCCTACCGATTCCCGCACAGCGGATGTGAGTTCTGACCGCAAGGATGTTATCTCTTCCAGCCGCACGGGTCCGTCGAAACTCCCGGGCGTCCCGATAGCCGCTTCCATGTCGCTGATGACGCGCCGCTCTGAAGCGGTAAGACCTTCCGACAAGGCGTTGAACCGCTGCGCCAGCGGTGCCGGATCGGCTTCGCCCTGCACGACGCTCCACGCAGAATCTTCAACGTCTCGCGCAGCCCGGTATGCGTCTTCCAAAGCACCCCGGATGGTCTGTCCGCGCGCTTCGCCGGATTGAGCGGCACGCAGGTTCTCCACTGCGGTGTCAAACTCTGTCTCGGCCAGATAGGTGCGTAGCTCTGCATCTTGCAGACGCGCATCACGCTCTCCACGCGCAGCCGAAGAGAAGGCCCCCGGCGTGGCCTGCGGTTGCAGGTCCGTAATCGCGTCCGTGGCCGCTGCCTGATTGTCGGCTCGGCGCTGCGAGAACATGCCAGTGTTCGGGCCGCCGGAGCCTCTGCTGTATTCCAGCGCAGCAAGGCCCGGGTTTTGGGCCACATCTGCTGTTGTGGGCTGGAAGCCGGGAACGGCGTCAGTGATGTCCCGGCCTGTGCGCAAGAGCTGCGACAAGCCCGAAGTGTCAATCGCGCCAGACGGCGCTGTGGGCGCTCCGGCCGCGCGGCCGATCTGTCCTGCGACCTCATCGCGGACCATCAGTGTGCCGCCCCGGCCCGTCACAACGCTTGCTGTGTCCATCGCCGTGCGACCGGCGGTTTGGCCCAGAGCCAATGCGCCAGCGCCCG